GGAATACGTCTCATTTGAAGAGACAATCGGAGTCTACGATGGAGATCAATCTGTCGTAGACTCTTGTTTATCTTATGCGTATGAACTTAGAGACCTATGTCCTAAGTCAGATGGAAATTCAAACTATGGTGGATGGCAAAAAGATATCAGTCATCCAATCAAAGATGTAATTGAGAGAGAGTTTAAAAAATATATCAAACATTATCTTGTAGAAGAACCTTATTGGGTGTCACTTACCAAAATTTTCTGCAACATCAATCCACCAGGTTCATCTAATACTATGCATCACCATACTGTAGGTGAATTTAGTGGTGCATTTTGGTTGAAAGCAAAAAAAGGGGCAGGGGATCTCATAGTGATGAACCCCTACCCTAATAAGTTTATAAACACTTGTACTATAGCAAAGAGAGACTATAATGCTATGTACTTTACACCCGAACAAAACAAGGGTGTCTTCTTTAATAGCAACCTAATACATCACGTTGACATCAATAGGTCTGATGAAGACAGAGTATCTATTGGTTATCATATCGGACTGCATTACCTATAGGCAAAAACGACTTTTGTTTTCAAATATCGGGCAAAAAAAACTCAGGGTAAAAATTACCCTTAAGGTTTTTAGCGAGGTTCTAAGACTCTAAGATTATCTCCCTTTTTCAATTTTCTATTGATAAATTGTGAACTATCAGTATAAGTCAATATTTCTCTCATATCACTTATTATAGTTCCTACGTATTCGGGTCTTAGAAGGTAAATAACCCTTTTTTTGTCATTCTTATTTACCTCATGTTCAAAATTAGAGATTGATGTAAGGTTATTGACATTATACTGAGTGCCCTGATATGTGTAAGAAAATGTGAAATCAGAGTCTACTGTCAATCCTGATTGTAAAAGTAATTTATCATCTGGGTTTCTAACTTCATTTGTTTCATAATGATGTATTTGACCTAATTGAGTAGAATCGTACTTGTTATTCAAGTATCTTTGAAAATCATATTGACCCATAGGCCACTCATCTCTTATATTGATTATATTATTAGCAATTAATACTACCCAATCTAGTTTATCATTATCATATACTTTATCGGCAACATTATCAGGTCTATCATCACCATTTACTGAATATTGATAGAATGTGGTAACGTCTTGGAAAAATTCATCACGTACCTTACCCCTCTTGAAGAGGTTTTTTGTTGTGATATAGTCATTACTAGAATTTCTCTTGTTTGAGAAAGACGGTAATTGTACATCTGGAAAGAGATCGAAATAATTCATTAGAATCCTATGTCATTTTCGGTTATTGCATCAGCACCCTTTAACATCATGCCAAGATCTTGTAGACTTGGATCATCACTGTCTAAAAGATAGTCATCTCTGAATATTGGTGTCAACTCATTGAATGTCAAACCCATTGTGCTTCTCACAGGCATTGAGACTGCATCGCTATCACTATATGATTGATATGTACCATCTGGAGTAAAATCAACCTGACATGAAGTGAGGGCACATATCTTGATAATATTCAAACCTTTTATTCTTCTGGTTTTATTCTTATATTGTATCTTAAACACGTTAGGTGAACCAAGGAATAAAGATGAATTTAGTGCTACAGTTTGTTTAGTTGGTAACATGCCTTGTTTGAACCACCTTTGTATTTTTCTTACCGCAAGTGCTTCATCTGGACTCTCTGGAGCAAAATTAAAATTGAATGAAAATGTTCTCAACTGAGGTCCCCCAAACAATAATTCTAAGTTTGGATTGATAGCAGCACCAGTCTGTCTAGTGATAAATTGGTCAACATCTACATTTATACCTATCTGTGATAATGCTGATCTTGCAAGCACCGCACTTATGACAGAAGCAGAGTTTGCATCACTTCCTCCTTTATTTTTAAAATCCTCTTTTAGAGTATTGAAAATATTTCCAGCATCACCCACACCACCTCTAACCAGTTCACCTATATTTTTATCACCACCCAATAAACCTCCTATTGACCCTGTTGCTGCATCAAACGCTGCTAGTTCAACTGCATTCGCTCTTGCTTCACCCCAACTGACTCCGTTACTGACTCCAAGTTTGTTTGGAATCGGTAATCTACAAGATCCACGACGTGTTTCTATGTTCTTGATATTAGATTTTCTCTTTACCCCAGATTCTAGTACTGTACCTAGTTTGTTTGTGTCTTCTGGTTGTGGTGGCGAGTATTCAAATTGCTCAATGAAAATATAATCTTCACCGTTATTACCTTTTAAATGTGGGGGATAAGCAAGATCCTCAGTTCCTACTTGTATAGACTCTCTATAATTCTGTAATTCGATTTCATTTTCTTCTGCTTCTGCATCTGATATTTCCTGATCATTTATTTTCTTTGTTTTTACTTCTGTACCACTAAAACTTTCATTGCCCTCAATAAATTGTAAATTACCATTTGCTTCAAGTGCTTCTCTAAATTCAAGTCCTTTATCATTTTCTTCTGCTTCTTTTATAAGTTTATTATATTTTTTTACATACGCTTCATCCCTTATTGAATTGTTTAGTAGTGCATTTTTAACAATTTCCTTATTTTCTTCTGACAAATTATCAAAATTACCCTTATACTGATTCTTAAATTCAGGATCACCTGCAATAATAGGGTAATTACCAGAAAGTATAATTTTTTGAGTCGAACCTGTTCTACCATTTAGACTCACATCTGTAATTTCTTTAACCGAAACACTCTCGTTCCCGATTTCTATTCTATAACTGAATGAATCAGTAACCCTACCTGGTATGTCTGCAAGTATTGAATTATCTAGATTTAATATTCCTTCAAGTTGATTAGGGTAATAGTTAAATGGTGATATTGGTTTATCGCTCATTTTAATAATCTCCTGATTTTTTGATTAGTCATTGATATCTCAACGCTTCCCAAATCATTAACAAACTGCTCAAGACGCATTCCTAGTGCTTTATCCAAATCATCACCCTTCAATTGTAGGAACATGCCTTTTACGTAAGATCTTAGGTATTTATTGAAACCAGGCAACTTAGTAAAATCATTATCACCTATTATATAATCCAATGTGCCTGATCTATTTGAAGGTTTAGTGTAATGTAGATTTACACCATAAAATGCATTATTTTCCATAGCAACAATGTAGGTCATAGGGTTTTTATCATAGAATGGCAGTTGTTCAGCATACTTTGCAGAGTATTGATATAATAAGACCTCTCCTATGATCGGTTCACCCACTATAGTGGAGGTGGGAAATACGTTTTTATACTCCAAGTTCCTTCTCCGTTAGTATTTGAAACTGCCATCTACGATCCTTACAGAAATCTTCTGCTGCTTCCCACTTTGCTTTATTGGTAGCATATGTGAACACCTCAGACACATACCTCTTTGTTCTTCTTTTTTGTACCTTAGGTTCTTTCACTTGTTTTGCAGGTTTGATCTCTATCACTTTTTCTTGGTAATTACCCTTTACATCTCTATATTTTACATAGAAATCAGGAAAGTATCTGTGCACCCTGTTATCAACAGGTGATCTATATGGTATTACTATCTCTTCTGATGACCACTTCACTATACTCTTATTAGTATCACAGTATTGCATGAATTTTAGTTCCCATGATGATCTATAGATGACCTCTCGGAAGTCACCCATATATTTTTTATGGTTTTTTGGTCTGAATTTACCTTTATATGACATACATAGTATGTAACATACTATATTTAGATGGCACAGAGGGCAGAGGCATTTAGATCTGGGAGATTTTATTTACCAACAGTAGAATTGACTGACACGTCAACAAAGTTTGGTAATATAACTCCAGCATTTAATAATAATTATGATGTTATGATAAATTTCAATGATTCACCAGGATTGAAGACGTTTATAAATCAACATGGATTTTATGATCAAAATGGTGGAGCAAATTCACCTTTTCATGCAGGTTCATATCTTGCACTATTTTGTACAGAGGCAGTTTTACCAGGTTCAGACATACAGACAGCACAAGTTGATGGACTTAGACAAGGTATATCACAAAAATATGCCACGTTCAGAAGATTCCCAGATATAATACTAACTTATTACTTACAGACAGACTACTATACTAATGATGTATTCAATGCATGGATGGAGTTCATGTCACCTGCAAGTGATAGACAAGATAATTCATTTAGAAGAATGAAATATCCTAGCACTTACAAGTGTGATATGGAAATCACAGCGTTTAGTAAAGATATTAAGGATGATTTTTCTAAACTAAACAAAACAAGTAGATTTAATAATGAATTACCAAGTAGTATCACATATAAACTACAAAACGCATTCCCTAGTAGTATTGTTGCTGCACCACTAGCATATGGTAGGGCAGAATTAATCAAAACGTCAATAACATTCAAGTATGATCAATACTTCATTGATAGAACATCAAGAGTTGATAATACATTCTCTGAATCGGACGAAAGTGAACGTATAGTACCACAAGTAGCAGTCAGTAGTAACGACTTTCAATTTGGTAGAGGAGGAACTAATGCTGGAACTGATTCACGAGGACTAGATCCTGATGATGAACGATTTGGTAGTGGTGATAACTTTATTGTTGGAGATCCTGACAGGGGATGGTAAAATATGCTCACTAAATAAATATACTGAATCAATAATATTATGCCTTTACCAAAGGTCGTTGCACCTACATTTGAATTGCAACTTATTTCAACAGGTAAGAAAGTAAAATATAGACCCTTTCTAGTCAAGGAAGAGAAAGTTTTACTGATAGCACTTGAGAATGGTTCTGATGCTGACATCAGTGCTACACTCAAGAGTGTGCTCAAATCATGTATCATCACTCGTGGTATAGATGTTGAGAAACTACCTAGTTTTGAATTAGAGTACCTATTTCTGAATATTAGAGGTAAGTCAATAGGTGAGTCTGTTGAATTACTTGTAACATGTCAAGATGACAAAGAGACTAAAGTCCCATTGAAAATCAACATGTCAGAGATAAAACTTGATGTCCCTGATGGTCATACTGATATGATCAAACTTGGTGGTGATATCAATATCAAGATGAAATACCCGTCGATGCAGCAATTTTTAGATAATAATTTTGTTGGATCTGGTGAGGGCACAGATAGAATTGACAAAGCATTTGATGCAGTTGTTAGTTGTATTGACCAAATATTCACCACCGATGAGGCATGGAGTGCAGAGGATTGCACCAAGAAAGAACTTATGAAATTTATTGAACAATTGAACTCTCAACAATTTTCATTGATAGAGGACTTTTTTGCAACGATGCCTAAGTTACAGTACAAGGGTACAGTTCACAATCCAAAAACTAAGAAAGATTCTGATGTCCTAATTGAGGGATTATCAAATTTTTTCGCATAATGCTATATCATACCAGCATTGATGCAATGTTAGAGACAAATTTTTCTCTGATGCAGCATCATAAGTGGTCTCTAAGTGAAGTTGAAAATATGATACCTTGGGAAAAAGAAGTATACGTAAACTATCTTGTAAAGTACCTTGAGAAGCAAAAGTTAGAAGCACAACAAGCAGAAGCAGCTAATGCAAACGCCTGGTAGACAAACTGAACCCCAGACACCTATGATTCCGATGGAACGTAGGATGGATCTGGCGTATGATAGATTATTAGCAAGGGCGACAGATGAAGCAAAGAATTTAGAAAGACCTCAGGTCAGAGTTCTGGGTCGTATAATAACTCAAATGGAACAGATGAATGTTTCAATGAGGAATGTAAGAGAACAAATTAGAGAAGATGTAAGGGCAAAGAGGAGATACTTTAGAGAAGAGGCAAAAATACTAGGGAAAGACTCTGAAAATTTAAATAATGTAAAAACAAATATACTCGCTAGTCTAAGGGGCAAAGGTGCTGCTATTGCAGGTGGTATAGGTGCTGCTCAACTTTCTCAGGGTAATGTGGGGGGTGCTGCACAAAGTTTTGGTTTAGCAGGGGCATTGATGGCACCTGAAATTATAGAGTTTCTAACTGGATCTGTAGTACAAGTTCTTGCTCTCAAGGGTTTGATAGGTAATAAAGGAGTTGGGGTATCAAATGTTGCGAAAGGTGTTGGTGGAGCATCAAAACTTAGGAATCCACTGTTGATAACTGCTGCACTCGCTGCTAGTTTGTTGATACCATCACTTGCACAAGCAGGTCAATCTGGTGACAAGAGAAGACAAGAACTAGCAACTAAAGTTATAAGTGGTGATCAAACAATAAACAAACCTGATGTAAGTAGATTTAGGAATCAACTGAATAGGTTTGATCGTATATTATCAAGTGTATCTCTTGATAAAAAGAAAAGTAATCAAGATACCATAGATCCAGAAGATTTTAAGGAAAAAAATCCTATTGCTAAAGGTATAGGTAAAGGTATAACAGATTTTTTCAATCCTAAGAGAAAGGAGAAAGAGAAAGTTACGGAAGAGAGAAAGGTTGAGGAAAATATTACAGAAGAGATTACTAATAATGTCACTAATATTGAGGGAGAGACGAATTTAAATCTATCCTCTAATATTGAAGGTGATACTATTGAAGGTGATACTATTGAAGGTGACATTGCATCATCTATATCATTAGTAAATAATTTGACTGAGAACAGTATATTTAATGATGAAATTTCAAATATAATAAGTTCTAATGAAGATCTTGCGTCAAACCTATTACCTAATCTTGACATATCACAGATGGGTAAGCAAATTACATCATCCGAAACAACTAATAATGTCATAGACTTGTCATCTAATCAAGAAGAGCAACCAGCATCATCTGGGTTTTCAGGAGTTTCTGCAAAATCTGCATCAATTATAGTTGCTACTAAGTTTAGTTCTGGTGGTGGTACAATAGACAAGTTTGAAGCAGCGTCGTCACTTAGGAGTTATGGTGCCTTCTCATGATAGAAAGAAATCTTGCTGTAATATCTAATAGAACAAGAAGAGGTAACTTAGCACTTAGAAATGATCTTAGAAATAGTTTTAGACTTGAAAGAGTCTTAGAGAAAAATTCACTAACACTTAAAAGTAAACTCGTAGAAGAAAGAGATCGTACACTAAAAGGGTTAGCGTTACGCAGTAAGCAAGGAGAAAAAGATAAAAAAGGGGGTGTCGGGGCACTTGGATTACTGGGTGGTGGAGCAATAGCGAAGAGATTCTTTGGTCGTGGTAGAGGTGGAGGAACACCTAAAATCCCAAAACTTCCTACAAGAGGAGGAGCATCTTTATCTAGGATTGGTAGAGTCGGTAGACTTGGCAGAATAGGACCTCTTGCTGTCTTAGGCACTGGAATAGATTTTGCAGGTAGAAAAGCAGAAGGTCAAACTAATTTACAGGCAGGTCTTGGTGCTGGTGGTGGATTAGCAGGTGCACTGGCAGGTGGTAAAGCAGGTGCTATTCTTGGAACTGCTATAGGAGGTCCTGTAGGTACTTTGGTGGGTGGTATAGGTGGTAGTATAATTGGTGGATTGGCAGGTGGTAGATTGGCAGATATATTTTCAGGTGCCGATAGAAGAAGAAAGTTTGAAGAACAAAGAGTAGAGATATCAACAAAGAAATCATTATTCTCTGGTGCCCTTGATGATCTAGACAGAGTATTAGATAAACTTGAGGAAACATCAATATTTACCATAATTGGTAGGAGACGTGATACTTCAGAGGAGGAGACCCCTATATTATTTAAACCATTCAAAGGTCCAGGCACTGCAAGACTTGTTGGTGAAGAACTTGCCAAATATGCTGCTATTGCAGGTATTACATTTCTTTTGATACCATCTGACCCAACAGATGTCGCTACTACTGCACCTTTAGCAATCAAGTTGCAAGCACTTGCTAGAAGCACAAGGTTATTTAAGGCACTAAAAGCAATTTTTGTCAAACCTCCTAAGTTTCTACAACCAGGTAAAGATATACCAGGTATATCAGCAAAAGGGATAAGGATTAGAGCAGAGGCATTGTTGAAAAAATTGAATCCTAAGATCAAGTTTGACCGCCCTAAAGTTAAACCAAAGTTCAGGAAAATAAAAACAAAAGTAAAAGATAGTGACATACAGGATCTTATCAAAAAAGGAAACCTAAGTGAGGAAAGTCCTATACTTAAATTATTTAAACCTAAACCTAAAACTAAAATAATCAATCCTAAAGTACAGAAAGGTAGTGGTAAAAATATAAATCCTAGTAAAAAAATTGGTGGGGAAAGTAATACGACGGAAAATCTTGAAATTATGAAGAGAATAGAAAGTCAATATCCAGATCTTTTTAGTGACGCTGGTGGCACTTCAGGTGGTGACATTGCCTTGGCACCGACAAATAACATATTCCTCATCAATCAGGATAATTCACAAAAATCATCACCA